CGCTTTTGGCAAGGCTAGTGTTCTGTCAGTGTTCAAATCTATTATGGATCAAAAAGAGATCCTGCAATCTATGGCAACTAAACAACTCCCCGCGGATCCTTTTCTTCGTGGAGCTTTACAGTATGCCAGGGATAATGATACATTAAATACCCAACAATTTAATATGGGGACAATCACACACCAACCAACTCCGTTGGGTAAAGTAATGCACATTAATGTGACTGCACCGGAAAGTGGGATGCGTTCATTTACCTATATGTATTACGCCCGGATGTTGAAGGATACTGTTGGTGATCAGATGTCTGATAAGGAGATCTTTGGTACAGCCCACAATGCTGTACAGAAGGTAATGGCAGATTATACCAGAGAAGCAGCAGCACCTATGTTTAACAAGATGGGTTTCCTGGGTGATCTTACCCGGATGTTGACGACCTTCAAGATGAACCAGATCAGTCAAGCAGCCACAGCAGGTAAGATGTTTGGTCAAGGCAAGGTAGGTCCAATGGTAACAATGCTCGCAACTAGTATTGCTGCTTCAGGAGTTCGTGGCTTTATTGGATACAACATTGCTAATGGTCTATTGGGGCAACTTACCACATGGGCCACCAAGCAAGGACTGATGCAACAGCCAACGAATCTAGATCAAATCCTATTGCATTCGCTTCATGGAGTGAATAAAGGTCTTGCAGATGCTCTGAACTTTGGGATGACATCGGGTCTTGGTATTGATATGACCGGTTCTCTGTCTCATGCTGATGACATTCCGGATGATCCTCTAGGGACGCTTTTACCCGAAGGCTCTCCAATTGCCAAAGTGATTGGATCTGCCACAACTCTAGCTGAACATCCCAACAAGCAGAATGCGAAGGTGGCTCTGTATGATGCATTACCTAACTCTATGAAAGGGGTTATGGAGAACATGGCTTACACGGATAAGAATGGTAACTATTATGATCCCCACACCGGGAATCTGGTAGCTAACCGTACACCCACTGATCAGATGAAACGGAACTTCTCATTCCGTCCGCTGGACGAAAGTAAGATGCGTCTGCAGGCTACCGTGGGTGCTGAACAGAATCAACAACTGGAAACAGTTAAGGCTGAGATTATTAAACGGGCTTTAAGCGATTCAGATTCAGGTAGTCTTACCCAACAAGCTATGCATGATTATGCAAATAGGTATTACCAGGCTGGTGGAGATCCCACTGAACTAGCTAATAAACTAGCTACTCATATGGGAGTTAACAAGCATCTTAACATTGAACAACGTGAAGCCGGTATGGCCAGTGGCCTAGCTGGTGCAGAACGTTATCAACGAGCACAAGGACTTAAATGAATACCAACAATCTAACGTATAGCCCGAACGGTTTTAAGCTCACAGAGCAATTCGAGGGTTTGTCCCTGACGGCTTACCAGGATGTAGCCGGTGTATGGACTAATGGTTATGGGAATACTCACGGAGTTGTTCCTGGTAGTACCATTAGTTTTCAACAGGCCCAGAATGATCTCGCGAGCAACATCGAAGGAGCTGAGTATGTTGTCAACCGTGTAGTTACTGTGCAACTCAATCAGAATCAATTTGATGCATTGGTGGATTTCGTATTCAATCTGGGAAGCGCTAACTTTCAATCCAGCACCCTTCTCCGGAAGCTCAATGTGGGAGATATATCGGGCGCTAGTGCTGAGTTTCCTAAGTGGAATCATGCGGGGGGTGTAGTAGTAGATGGATTAACGAGACGAAGGCTCTCGGAACAAGCCCTTTTCAATAGCTAAAAGAAAGCCGCCTCAAGGGCGGCCTTTTCTTTTGTTAGATTTCAATTACATCTTTGTACCATAGAATCCGCAGTACTCCAAGATCCAGACATCCGATGAATCCCATCTGCTCATCTTCTACGTATTCAATACCAAAAGCTAAACCGTGAATAAACTGGAACACTATCATAAGATGTCACAACTCCCTGAAGTACAGGCGAACTCTTGGGCACCATTCGTAGTGTCTTCATTCGTCTCATAGTTATCAAACTCTACCCAAGGTATCTTTGGGAACGATGCTCGAAGTTCATTATACTTTTCCTCCGAGATATCCTGGTATGGCGCTTGTTGATATACGTGATCATTGTGAGGTAGGAAAGAGACTCCACCAATTTCATCCAGGTGTTTATACACCCATGCACCAACTTCAAGCCACTCATGTTCCCTCACGTACACAGTAATACTTGGGTTATGCTCACACCAATGACGCTTAAAAGATAGGTAATGTTCCAACTGTTGGAGCGCAGTACGGTCCGATCGGTTAATACTACCAGCAGGAGCAGCCACTGGAAAAGAGAAAACAAGATTAGAACTATTCGTAACGTCCACTTCATATGGGACTCCTTTCTCCTGCATGAATACTGCAAGTGGATCTTTTACATCAGCTCGGACAGTACGCACATAATGACTATTATGGCGAGGGTGTATCCCACTAGCACTGTCCACCAACTGAGATACAGTGCCACTAGGCTTAACAGTAGTAATAGCAGCACTAGGATTAATCCCCAGCTTTGCAGACCACTCAGCATTCGTGTGAATAGTTTCATTCTTTAGTCCGGTGAGTAGATCCGCGAGATCAGTGCCCCTATCATGGCCCCTATCATGGCCGCTAAGGATAGGATTATCCATAATACCAGTAAGAGACACCCCCAACAAGCGTTCGTCTTCCGCATTTACTTTCCATTGCTTTCGGATGTACCGAAAGTCTGTGAGTGTTGATTGGAACGTCCCAAGGATTGTAGCGAGCCTAACCTTATCGATAAGTTCCTTACTAGTATCCGATTGTCGGACAACGACTTCTGTAAGGTTACAAAAACCGAAGGGTCGGAGAATGATCTCCCCGCAAGGGTTTGTTCCAAAGTCGTGATCAACTTCTCGGCGCCCAGTAGCTGCTGCTTGCTTCTTTGCAGATACCCGGTTATATATTCCACGTTCGCCTGATTTGCTTTCATAGAGAGCATGCCATTCCTTCATAAAGATACCAACATCTGGCTTTTCAGTATACGCTACAGAATTATTGGCAAGAGCGCGGTGAACAGAACCATCCCACCAAGCACCATTCTTGGCGTTCCGCATACGTTCATCCGTGAGATTAGACAAGCTAATGAGGGCGCTACGACGAACCCCACCAACCACAACCACCTGTGCCACTTTACATACCAGGTCATGACATTCTATTGAGTTGAGCTTTCGGCCCAAGGCACCCTTGAATAGTTGTTTAGTGAAGTTGAATAGTTCCACCAAAGGAGCAGGACCACTTGCTCGGCCTCCGAAAGTTTTGAGGCGCGCTCCTGAAGGTCGGATTCGGTCAACATCAAGTGACGGAGATTGTCCTGAATAAAGGAGGGCGATGAGTTGGCGAAATGCCGAAGCCCAGCCCTGTTTAGAATCTGCGACAACAATATTTGTTTCCGAATCGTAAATGCGCTCCGGAACTTCTGGAAGTTTATTAATGTATTGTCTTTCAACACTGAATCCTACTCCAGTACCATTCATTAGAATGAACATAATTTCATCGAAACACTTCTGATCCTGAATAGGAATATAGGAACAGTTATATCCTGCGATGTTATCCCGTTCAAGAGCCGGACCAGCCGTCATCAATGCCCGCATACTGGGCATTACCTCCAGACCATGAATAGCAGTATAAATACTATCATAGGGGAAAAGATCGCCAAACCTATTAGCCCAGAAATCACAATACCGCTTAACCGTTTCATGCCAATGTTCCCGTCGGCCCTCTTTATCTAGCCACCTTGCATAGCGGCTTTTATATACATAGTGTTGTAGATCGTTCAATATTAATATGTCCCTTTCCAATACCAATAACCATTAAATTCTTTCAGCTTAATATAAGGAAGCAAATCAGGATAAGGAAAGCGAGGTGCTTTAATTACAAAGTAACTATGTCCCATCCATTGTACTTCCCAGAAGTAGACTTCAGTCTTCTTGGTCTTCCAGTTTAGACGCTGGGCGATTGGAAGTATCCTTGCCTTCAAGATATTCTTCCAGAATTTCTTTAACTTTAGCATTGTGAATATAGTTCCGTACCAGGAAGTCCTTGATCAATTCATCCGCCTCAGAGTCCCGTACTTCATTGGTCATCTTTCGTTTCGTCTTGAAGTCCGTTTTCTTCATATTCTTTTACTACCCTGATTGCAGTGAAAAATTGTCGCAGGAGAATCCGGTGAGCATTCGATACCCGTGTATCGAGAAAGACCGTCAGTTCATTATGATCTTCTAGTCGAGGCAAGTTTGTATAGATATCATCGAGGGCTTCTGACGCATCGAGAACGGCCTTAGCCAACTTTACTGTTTGTTCATCAATCATCAATATCCTCGTCGAAATACTCTAGAAGCTGGTCATACTTTTCGATTACCTGGTCTGCTAGAAACTCCACCAATTCTTCACTGGTAATGTCCAACAGTTCTAGAATGGTGAGCTCGTCAAGCTGACTCAGCCTCTCCATCATTTCCTGCAGTGTCCGTTCCGTTATTGTCATTTTTGTAGTCATCTTCCTCGTAGTACATATCTAACCCCAGTGCCGAACCAATGGTGTGTTCCAGGGTAGCCCCCTTACTCTCTTGCCATCCAATAAGCATATACATCGCTTCACAATGAATCAATGCTTCAATATCCTTGATCATACATTCTTTCCAGTCCGCATTTGGATCTGGGTTAATGTCGACCGGATTGATAACCTCCCAACCAGTATACCGAAGATCATCTGCAGCAGTATTGAAAGCATCGAAGTTCATCCCTTCATATCCAGACATCGGTCCAGCAATATAGATGCTCATTTTTTTAGATCATCCAGGTCAGGTCGATTCTTCATGAAATGAGATAAGAACATCCAGCAGCAACCCACATGATCAATATGAGGGAGACCACTCTCCGGATCATTATACTCTCCCTTAAGTATCGCGAAAATATGTCTAAGCAAAGCAGCAATAACACGGCTCCAGCTAATTCCGCCGCGCCAATTATTGCGAGCATACTTCTTGGCTCCAAAGGTAAGAACAGCCGCAAGACCTTCTAAGGCATCTGGATCCAGTAGATCCATCATTACCTTATCCTGATCATCCTTACGGCCTGTTGGTTGGTTACTCCATTCAAGGAGTTCTAGTTCTTGAATGCCCATATTAATATGCGGTAATGACCAAAGGTTTATCGGTGGCAGCTTTAAGTTTTTCCAGTCGATCATTTAGATCCAGAATAGCCATAGAGAGAACATGGAATGTGGTTGCATCGGCTGTCTGCCAATCTTCCAGATCCTTGGCATACACCAGAGCTCCCCCAGCCCCATGCATCAACTCTTCAATCCGTTTATAATCGGACGCATCCATGCGTGCCGAACGAGCTGTGCTCTTATCAGTTTGATCCATACTTACGCTCCAGATAGGGGAGACTAATAAACATCTCATCGAACTCACCATCATCGACTTCATTGAGCATGAAGGCGCCACGCCAGTGTTTATTACCCTGGGATCCTAGATAATCTTCATCATGTTCATAACATGAACCTGCAATGATAGAGGAGATACGTCGTCCATCTGCCCGGTATCCATAAGCGACCTGTCGACCTTGTTGGTGGCCAGCAATACAACTCATGTGCTTTTTGTTAAGAGTGAGTTGAGCACTTGAGATAGGACGGTTGCTAACACCGGTGACAAAATAATGGCTGTAAGCAATACCATCAATAACAACCACGTCAAGAAACGGGTGTACTTCCCACCCATAATCGCTGTAACCCAGGTCATCGACACTAATAGTCCCATCGAGTTTAGGATCACCATTAACCACGCGATCAATTCGATTCTCGTGGTTACCGAGGGTAAGAACCATTCGAGGCTTGTACTGACGTTTACCATTCTTTCGCTGCCTATCGTTGTGTTCCTTAATAGGCTTCAGAAGGTGCTCCATTGCTTTATGGCTTGCTTCCACGTCAGCGATATACCGACGACCTTCGAACGCCTTTTTACCAATATCGTAGCTAGACAAACTAGCCATATCGGCGAAATCCCCAATATTAATAATAATATCAGGTTGATGGTCACAGATATAATTACCAATTCGTGTAAGATAATCATAACTGTGACCAGGTTTTACCTGACAATCTGGCAAAATAAAATGTCGCAAGATTATTGCTCCGTATCGGGCATTTCGTAAATGTCGAAGCCCTCATGTTCTAGTGTTGAAACAAAGGGAACTGCACCAGCTTGTATGATAGCTTCCATCCCCATCTCAATTACAAACGCCAGTTCCTTTCCTTCGAGCACTCCTTGGAATACTACACTTCCATTATCTTTTTCTGTTACATGCTTAATGTGCAAACCAGACCTCCTGTCGTTGTCTCTCAATCATTGAGCAACCAATGATCGGGAATCGTGTCGATTGTTGCCCATTCAATCCCATGCTTATCACAGTACTCACCGTATGTAGTCTTGGAGACTCGGCTCAGCTTATTATTGGGATTCTGGAAAACTAGATAGACCGTTACTTCAGGATGCTGTTCCCGGATATGCAGGTGTTTGGCTCTATCTGCTGCTCGCCACAGACCTTTGGTTTCTATATAGACGTTCTCTTTTATTTTCCAGTCTGGGTTATAGGTATGTTCTACCAGATATTTCAGCTTGTTAGTTTCATATTCTAACTGAGGATATCGGGTGTGAAACTCCTGCTCAAATTTACTCTTGTACGGTAAGGTCGAGACTCGTTTCTTTTTGCGTGTTATAGTAGCCCCCCTTGAGCCACGTACATGGGAAACGATCCAGCCCTGCTAGATAGTATCCGATGTAGGGTCGTTCAATTCCTGCGATGAAGTCTGTGATGACAACCTTGCTGCCTGCTCGGCTAGTTGTGTAAAGTGGATAGCCCAATCGTCGTCTTCCTTTCGCCAGATATAAAGTAATCGTCCTTGTCTCAATAACCTTTCATCATCATTGTACAAAGTCTGTACAGCTTGAAACATATCGATTTCATCCACGAGATCATTGATAATCTTGGCGGATTTAACTGGACCGATACCACCAACTCCCCGAATCCCATCAGCAGTATCACCAGTAAGCAACTGCCTATAGAAAGAACGGAGTCCATCAACAGGAGATACCAGATCGTGTTCATTCCGCCGCCAATTGTAATGATGTCCCGGAACCTGCTTCAGATCTTTGTCAATGCTTGCAATGATTGTTGTTCCGTCCACGCTTTGAGACTGTGCAATACCGAGAGCATCGTCAGCTTCGATGACAGTGGTAACCCTGGCACCGTAGGTAGTGACAAGATATGCATTCGCATCCTGTCGATATCTCGGCTGAGGCTTTCCCTTACGATTAGCTTTATACTCTGGATCAACAGTATATCTGAATTGGTCAGTTCCGGTAATGTAACACTCATACTCAGTAGCTCCAGTGGAAGTAAGGATGCGCTCCATCATACCATCGATGTCAATACGAGCAGCATCCCATCCAAACGTTTCATTATAGATGGCACAACTGAAAGCTACAATGTCGCCTAACCATCAATGAGTGCTTTCATTGATTGAACCCTCCTTGAAACTCTCTACCTGAGTTTATAGGCCTTCCACTTCTAAACGACCCTTGCACATATGTACCACTTGTTCTTCGGTCCATTGTCCCTTACAAGTGTTATACATATAAGTCACCAATCTAACATTATCTTTAGTATAACCCCTTTCATTTTTTATCCGATCAACAGATATAGTCCAAGGATTACTATACATTTTAGTGTTAGCGGCAGAAGCTTCCAGTGGAATATTAGTTGCTGCACACCGACCATTTTGTTTAGTTAAAAGATCCAACATAAACTCTATGTCAATATTACATTCATAATCTTTTCTCTTTGCACGATTTCTACAACCAGCAACAATACTTCTAAGGGTTTCTTCGAGAGAAGATTTTCGTCGGGCTTTCATATATCGACGTTGCTTCTCCCTCCAACAGTCCTCAGAACAAGTTAAGGGTGCTTGACCACGAAATTCTGCTTCAAAACTTTTAGCACAAATTTCACAATCAATTAGCGCTTTCAAGAAACTCCCGCATTTCACGAAGGTATCGTGCGGCAATAAACTTGGCAGTATCATAATCATCCGCACCACCAACACACTGTCCCTCATCATTGATGATACGATATGGATCTTTATTCATGAGTACCTCACCTTGCGCGTTTTGGAAATAATAAGGCTTAAATTGAATTTCCATTTATCGACCTCGTCCAGTGTTCCGTCGGGTTGAAGTATTACGACGTGCTGTGTTCAATGCAATAGCCACAGCTTGTTTCTGAGGCTTACCAGCAGCCTTCTCAGTACGGATGTTCTGACTAATAACTTCTTTAGATTTACCCTTATTCAGCGGCATTCGGTGCAGCCTCCACAACGGTGGCGGCAGTTTCCACAGAAGCCGCAGCGGTAGGGTTTACAGGAACGGCCTCCACAGCTTGAGCAGCCTTAACAGCATCTGCTGCTACCTGGGTATGAATATGCGAGAAGATTGCCTCAACCCTCTGTTCGAGAGAAGTCAAACGAGTCTTAACATCAGTAAAGAAATTAAACATATCATCAAGTCCTTTGAAAAAGTTAAAGATTTCTATTGTGGTAATTACTTTGTGATTAGAAAGGAATGTCTTCGTCCATTGACTCGATACTCCCCACATCCTTGCTAACAACTGCTTTAACATCATCACTGCTGAAAACAAACTCTTCCAGTTGACGTGCATAGTC